ATAGATTTAGTAACGCAATACAATGTAGGCAAACCTCCCTTCGAGAGAGTTACAATGCCATTAGATAATGGTACCGCATTTGTGTTTTCTGGTGGAAAATTACGAAGAACTAAAAAACAAACAAAAAAAACAAAAAAAACAAAAAAACAAACGCGACACAGAAATAAATAATTTTAAATATAGCAACATACAGAATAATTAAAATAGGATAATTTAATTATTCAATAACCATATGCCAGTAACGTGTTTAAATGACGCAGGTAGAATTTAAAAGATTGTCTGGCGGCGGTTGATGGAATGGGGGGGGGGTCATAATACTGACTCCGATGGATGATCTTATTTATATATTATTTTATTTTTATATTATATAATATGACGTCACACTTTTTAGCAATAGCGGTAGATAGTGATGTCGCGCGAACTTTGACAGAGTATCATAGAGAGGACATTGAGAACGCTTTGCGTGATTGTGATATTCCTATTATTAGCGTTTTTAGTAATTTGGTACCTGGGTTTTCTAGTGTCCTGCCGCGCGATGATCCGACAAACCCTTATAATAGTGAGAGTTTTGAAGAAATTGAACCAATGCGAGGTAGAACGGGATTTTATGATAGTTATCTGTTTATATTTAATAATTTTTTTGGTGACGCCCCCGAATCGGAATACATAGATAAAGCTAACTGTTTTTATATGAAACTTATGGGGCGCTTGGGCGCCGATTTTCAGTCAACGCGGGCCAGTTCCTTCTCTTTGATTAAGTATCATTTGCATAACCGAGAAAAATTTTACAGAACACGAATTTCCGATATTAGCAAATCATCAGGAATGCCAAGCAACAAACGAGGATCAGATAGTAAGCCGCCCGATTATTCGGAAACGAGTGGAGAATACAAAGAAGCAGAATATTCACAAGGAGCAAGTCGCGAACAACATACGCAAGAACCAGTAAAAGGTAAAACGTCTTTGGGCTTTGCTGTGCAATTATCACAGGGCGCAGAAGAATCAATAGCCAATCACATCGACTATTTTAAGACAATTATGCGCGAATGTGGGATTGGTGAAATGATAATTGTTAGTCCAGCGGATGCAGATGCAGATAATAAACTGTTTCGTCCCAATGAATATATAAGGGATGCTGGTATGATGACGCGGCTATTCGGACCGCCGTTAACCGCCGAAAGGCTTAAACCGTATTATCTTTTTTTAATTGGCGATTTTGATGGCACAACGCCCCCAAAATCATTAACCGATAAGCTAGCTTGTTTTATAGAAAAGAATAGAAGTGTGTTATTGGCGGGGAAGTTTAAACCTTCTTGGGCATCGAAAGAATTCGCTATACTAAACCCAATTCATTATAGAGTCCTGACTGATAATATTTCAAGACGTACGTTACATAATATTACTGTCGCCCCGACATCTGATTATAAACCTGCTCAACCAAGCGCAAGTGGCGAACAACCCAGTGCAAGCGCAAGTGGCGAACGACAAAGCGATCCATCTATTAATTGCGACGAGTATATAAAAAGAATGGATGAGGTTAAACGCCAATTTGATGCACTAGCTAATGAAAATAATACACTTCGGGGCAAATTGCATGAGTGTAACCAGTCTACCAACGGACTTGCCGAAGCTCTTGCAAAAAATACTATAAGACTAAACAAGTTAAATAGCGATCCGGAAGAAATTAAAGAGCGTATAGCAAAATTAAAAGAAAAACTAAACACAACAGGCGAAGACGCAAGAAAATCATCAAAAGCAGAATACGATAGAAAATCAGCAAAAGCAGAAGATGCAAGAAAATCAGCAAAAGCAGCAGAAGACGATAGAAAAGCAAAAGCAGAAGATGCAAGAAAATCAGCAAAAGCAACAGAAGACGCTAGAAAAGCAAAAGCAGCAGAAGACGCTAGAAAATCGGCAGAAGCAGCAGAAGACGCTAGAAAAGCAAAAGCAGCAGAAGACGCTAGAAAAGCAAAAGCAGAAGATGCAAGAAAATCAGCAAAAGCAACAGAAGACGCTAGAAAAGCAAAAGCAGCAGAAGACGCTAGAAAATCGGCAGAAGCAGCAGAAGACGCTAGAAAAGCAAAAGCAGCAGAAGACGCTAGAAAAGCAAAAGCAGCAGAAGACGCTAGAAAATCAGCAAAAGCAGCAGAAGATGATAGAAAAGCAAAAGCACCATCGCCACCATCGCCACCACCGCCAGGATCCGCAAACGCGTCGCCACCACCGCCAGGAGCAGCAAACGCAGCAGCAGCACTAGATTTAACGGGAGTTCCTGACACGTGCCTAGAAAAATTTAAGCAAATGTATGGCGAGTATACCAAAGTGAGAAGACTTCTTAATTCTCGATTCTCTGGCGACGCAGATTATGACAAGACTAATCCAATATTAAAATCATCTCTTGGAAACCTAAATGCAATAAGAAATCTTTCTAAAAACGGCATCGATAAATGTCCACCTTTTCCTGAATGGTATGAAATAAATCAACAGTGGTTTGTGAACGAATTTCAAGAAATGCTAGAAGCATTACAACAATATAATAACCGCAACAGGGCTAGGCAAGGGGACTTGTTTGTGCCAAAGGATATCAGCAAAACTCCACCAGTACCAACGTTCGTTTTTCCTGGTGGAAAAAATCGAAGAACTAAAAGAACTATAAAAAAAATGAAAAAACAAAGAAGCCGCCGAACTAAATAATTTTAAATATAATAACATAACAATTAATATATTTAACCCCTTGAATAATTAAAACGACACACTCCGTCGGTACGCGTCAGAGTCGTTTCAAATTGTAACTGGCATCGGAATGAATCGATGTTGCTTTTGAAATATTTTGGATGAAATTTCTTGACTGCAAGCGTTTTATATGTTTTGTTGGGCAAAGGGTTTAGAGAAAAGTCTGCATCCAATATATGGATGACAAATGGATGACAAACGCCTCTTAAAAACTCCTAAAAATCTCGGCTGCATATGTTGTGACTATAATACGAGCAGTGCGAGTGATTTTAAGAAGCATTTATCAACTACAAAACATATACGGATGACAATGGATGACACGCCTTCCACGGAAATCTCTTACGCTTGCAATAAATGCAGTTACAATAGTCGTAATATTGTTGAATATGAAAATCATTGTAAAAATGACTGTCATAATACAGAATCCAATGACGACCTATGCTCGCAGACCAATTATTCGTGTGTGTGCGGAAACACATATAAGTATCGTCAAGGATTATTCAAACATAAAAAGAAGTGTGGTATGATAAATCACCAAGAGACCCCCACAATTGATACCACGCTTGTAATAGAACTATTAAAGCAAAATCGAGAGTTTAAAGAGCTTATGATTGAACAGTCAAAACAATTGGCTGACCAACAGTATCAAAATCAATTGTTATTAGAACAGCAACACGCACACAATAGTAATTTGCTAGAAGCGGTTAAAGACGGCAAAATTGGAAATACAACTAACCACAATACAAATTGCAACAACAAATTCAATCTCAACGTGTTTCTGAATGAAACTTGCAAAGACGCAATTACGATGGAGGATTTTATCAATTCATTTGAAGTGACTCGTGAAGACTTCCTGCATACTGGGCAAGTAGGGTTTGTGGAAGGCATTTCAACGGTTATGACACATCGTTTCCGAGATATGGACATGCATACCCGACCGCTTCATTGTACGGACCTGAAACGGGAAACCATCTACATCAAAAACGCCGACAAATGGGAAAAGGACGATGCAGATAAAACGCATATGCGGAAAGCCGTGAGAGGTGTAGCAAGGAAGAATATGAAAGAGTTGTGGCGATGGTTTCAGGATAGCAAACCAGCGGTGGAACAGATAGGAACCGAAGAATGTGAGAATTACTTTCAGTATCACAAGGCGGCGCTGGGCGGATATGGCAAGGAAGAAGACCTGAAATTTGAAGAGAAAATCATAAAGAATGTTCTGAAAGAGGTGCAAGTGGACAAGAACGCGTTGACCTTATCATAAAATCATAACAATATGGCTATTTTACCTAATTTTATTTTTGATTGAACGCTTGGCGCGTTTTCTTGAATGTTGCATCTTTTTAGATTTACGAGGTTGAACTAGACGTTTGTTGCGTTTCGTCGCACCGCCAGCTCCTAGACCGCCTCGGCGAGGCGGAGAATTAATCGGAGAACTGGGGGGAGTGCTAGGCGGAGAACCAGTTGGACTTGACGGAATAAAAAGAATGGGTGGGGGTGAGTTATCGTCGTCGCTAATATCAATAACTAAGTCTGGTTGTGTTACTGGCGGTGGTGGTTGAGGAATGCGTCGCACTCGACGAGTTGGTCTACGACGTAATGGACGATCTGGGATGTGCGTGCGACCATCAGCCCAAGTATTATGTATAGCGTGAATGGTCATCAGTTTGGCATTTACATCTTCAATTTGTCTATGTGTATCATCAATGATGCTATTAATAATTTCTAACATCTCTTGCGGCGGCGAAACCACATTGTCTTCTCTATTAATGTCGTATAGTTCGTCCACTGCATCCTGACTATTTAGCCAATCAAGAGTAGATTCCAAATCCGCAAGCTGGCGTTGCAAAATCTCTTTTATATTTTGGTAATAATTATAATTACGATTCATATACAAAATAGCTATATAAAAATTAGTTACATCAAATATTGTATTCAAAATCGTCTAAACAGAACGCGTTGACCTTATCATAAAATCATAACAATATGGCCAATTTACCTAATTTTATTTTTGAGTGAACGCTTGGCGCGTTTGCTGGAACGTTGCATCTTTTTAGATTTACGAGGGCGAACTGTCCGTTTGTTGCGTTTCATCGCGCCGCTAGCCCCTAGACCGCCGTGTTGAAAAGTCGCATTATTCGCATCATTAGGAACGACTGCATCAGCATTGCCATCATTTGCCCCCCAAGTATTCATTATGCCGCGAATGGCCATTATTGTGGCATTTGTATTTTCTATTTGTCTAGTTGTATTAGCAATGCCGTTATTAACAATGTTGTTAATTGTTTCTAATCGAGTTTCCTCTGAAACATTTCGGGTGCCGTGGGCTATCGAATTGTCTACCATATTTGTTGCTGCGGCTAACGCAGCAGGAGAACGCATGTATTCTAGCCTAGATTCCAATGTCCTGCATAGGTCTTCTAACTCTGGAATCATATCATGATAATCGTTATAATTACGATTCATATACATAATAGTTACATAAAAATTAGTTACATCAAATGCTGTATTCAAAATCGTCTAAACAGAACAGAACGCGTTGACCTTATCATAATGCGAACGTAATTGTTGTGTAAAAACAATATAAAGGGTGCATCGTATATTATAGTGTGAGGGGTGTAGATGATGCATATAGTGTAAATAGCAGAAACCGAAACTCAGAAAAATATAAAAATATGGTGCATTAGCAATTATAGCTCAGTGGTTAGAGCAACGGTCTTATGAGCCGTTTGTCTGCAGTTCAAACCTGCATTTTTGCAGTCCGCCCATATAATATATTTCTCTGAAAAACGGTATAAAGGTATATTCAAGTAATACCTTGGTGGGGTGGTTATATAAATGCGCGGATGTCCGAGTGGTCTAAGGAGCCAGACTTAAGACCTGGTGTATAATACTCGTGGGTTCGACTCCCACTCCGCGCACAAAGGTTTTGAATGGTTTCCCTTAAAAAAATTCATGGCACCGACGGACAAAAAGCTGTATTTTATTATATAGTCTTTCCGGAAATCCAAGACAGCCAAAATGTCTCAATGCACCCACGTGCAACGGAACGAGTTTGCCGAAAAGTTACTCACCTGCTTCTGTAGCTTAGTTGGTAAAGCGTAAGGCTGTTATATGATGGTATCAGTACCATTATGCAAAGACCTTAAGACCCACGGTTCAAGTCCGTGCAGAAGCGAATTTTTATATACACATAATAATTGAAATACTTATTATGTGCATTGTTATAGAATACTTTCATATTTCCAAACAAAACCCCTTGATGTTTTTGACGTTCCAACGCAACACTTGCTTATGCTAGATATCGTTGTGCCTATGTATTCTGCGGCTTCTTTACAACTATCAAACGAATTTAATCTATTTCCCTCAATATCAAATTGTATCGTTCTATTTATTCTTCTAGATATAATCCGTTTATTTGTTGATTCTTGACTAATTATGCGACCCTTTAAACTTTCACTTATTCTTTTTTTGGTTATTTCACTATGCGGTATTCCTAATTGGTTTCTTGGAGGAACAAGACCATTTTGATATCTCATTTTTAACGTGTCAGATATTTTTTGTTTTGTTTCTGTGTGATGTCTGCCTGAATTACCACCGCGTCTTAAATTGTATCCATTTGGCACCAAAGACTTATATTTTTCAATGTATTGAATTTCCATATCATCTAATTTATTATCAAACGTTATACATACTAGTTTGAATACAAAATTGTCAACGCCATATTTGTTAATCGCAGATTTTAGATATCTGCAATTGCTTCCCCGTTTCAAATGGTCTTTCCATCTTAATTCTACATCTTGTACCGTTTGTCCAACATACGTTTTGTTGTCAGTCTTATTTGTTATTGTATAAATATAACCCATCCTATACAATATATAAAGAAAATACTTTTAAGTTCTTTTACAAATAATACTTATTCCTAAATATTCTCAACATTCGGAATTTCTTTATTAAGTTTGGCTTTTCTTCGTAGATATGATTGTTTATTGTATTCCTTTTTCTTATCAGGAGGTGTTGGATTTGCTTTCATTCGTTCCAATATAGCCTCTTTATTATTTTCATAGTATTCTTTTCGGCTTGCTGGCGCAGTATATCGTTTAAGATGCTCCTTTGTCGATTGCAATTCTGCTTTTAGCCGAGCATTCTCTTGTTCTAGTTCCTGTATTCTTGCTTGATTGTCCATTGATATACATAATGTAACAAAATATTTATATGATTTTACATAATAACAAGTCCAAACAAAAATGTGTGTATATAGTAAAAGACATACAATGAAGTTATCTCGTTCTCACACAATCATCTATATGTTGACAATGATTGCCGTATTAATGTTAATTTTAGCACTATTGAACTGTTCAACCGAAAAATCAAACAATCCACTAACCGAAGGATTAGATGAAATCAAACCAGCAATCGGTATACAACCTAAAAAAGAATCCGACATTCTACCAAAGTCCTATATAGTAGAACTAACGCAAACAAAAGATACAACTACGCCGAAATTGCCTTCGTTGGCCGCGGCACAACCCGAAATATTTAACCCCGAGACTGCATACTATATCAACACAGTTTCCGCAAATAACCCAGCCGCAGACAATAAATCCGCCATATTCAAGGTAGATAAGCCGAGCACAATAGTGTTGCATATGGAAACAGCAAAAGCGGCAAGTTTCATAGCGATTGCACCACAAGAGGGGGGCAAGTTCCCCCCCAAATTCACATTTACCCTAACCAATAACATCGAAGCAAATAAATTAAGTATGGATCTATGGGGAACGTCACCCACAGCAGCGAACGTTCCATCAAATAGCATTGTTGGCTCGGATAACTATGCGGGCTACCCTTATCCCAAAGAAGTCTTCCAAACAAAGGACAAGTCAGGAAAACTGGTGGATGGACTGCTGGTGGGCGGCGTGAACATCGGAAACAATGCATTAAATATAATAGGCGTGGGACGTATATTTGATAGAAACTTCACGGATATTGGAGAGGTACAAAATTTAAGTGATAAAATTACCATTGACTGCGCCGATTCAAAGGGGCTGACAGGCATCTTTATCTACTTGGGGAAGGCGGAAACCAAGTAATTAGTCAACGGAATGGTATAAAATTGATATATTATCATCGCGTAATATATCAAACAAACAATCGGTAACAAATGACAACAACAACGTGTTTAGACACAAATGCCTGCCCAGGCGATAAAATGTACAATGTAATATGCAATTTCTCAATTGGACAAGACAATTACGCATGCAATCCAAAAACGACTTGCATGCGCCCAGATGGAAAATATGACTGTTGTGCAAAGCATATAGTAGGCTGTATAGTATACGCCGAGTCATTGCTTGTGCCGACGGTTCAACCAAGCCCAATGAGAGAACCTGTGTGTAATCAAATGTGCGCCAATGGATATAAATTAGATAAATGTTATTGGTACGAAAGTCTGCGAACAGATAACTTGTGCAAAGAGAATAACAATGAGTATTGTTGTTCTCCGAATAGAGCAGATTGTTGCACGACAAACAAAACAGGCGCCTACATTGTATTTGGTTCAATTGCAGGCATAATGATAATAATAACAATCGTATATTACTGGTATTATATGAAAAATTCACGTAACAAAATAGCGCCCGCAAAAGATGCGACCGAGATCGAACCGCCAGATCGATACAAACTGCTTAATACTTTATAATCCCTTGCGATGGTCAACCACATAAGGATTCGATTGTAGCGAACTCATTATTTCGGGGTTGGTACGATCCATTTGAATATTGGAGTAAAGAGTGCGTTCATTGCCAGCAACGCGGCCCATAGTATTGGCATCAGGTGTTCTGTAAGGCATGGTTCCAGTTAGCGGACGAGCATTCTTTAACTGATCATCGCGCGATTTTTGCCGCATGTTAATATCCGTGTTTAGAAGTGACATATTGCCCTTGACCAAGCGTCCATCAATCGTGCTCGACTTAACATCGTTATTGCGTTGATTGTATCCAGACTCATAGGAGGTCGTTTTTCTAGTTCCAGCCCCAGCACCCGCATTACCAGAGTAATAGAAATCGCCCGTCTCCTGTCTGGTCGTATGGACAGCTTGTTGGTCAGTTACCTTGTACGCGCCGCCCTGTTGGTTGGCATTCACATTCAAATGAAACTTGGAGTTTTCGGTAGTCTCACGAGTGGTAGTAGGCAGTTTGTCCGCAGGATTAAAAATATAAGACTGGGGGACAGTCGTACCAGGATTTTGGTATGGGCGTAGCGTGCCAATCACGTTTTGTTTCTTGGACGGACGCAGGATATCAAGCAGAGGAGCCACGGCGGCGCCAATTCCGCCGCTCACCATACCAAAGTAGCTGTCTTGCTTATTGGCCGAACGATTGTTAGGATACGCCAAATTGGATTTCATACCATAATCCGCCTCCGTTGCCTTGCTTCTGCCTTGTGCGCTGGCGGCACCGAGTTGAACTTGACCCAGCTGTTGGTTGTGCGATGGCATATATTCACCAGGCATATACGAAGCCTCGTTCTGATACCCCGCACCACCAGCATATTCCACTGCGGTTTCAGGGCGTGATACGAAACGTTCAACTGGAACAGCGCGCATAGTTTGCCCCTTTTCAATGCCGCCCGTCGTAAATAAGCGTCCAATGTCATTGTCGCTGGGATTCGTCATGCTACGTTGATCTAGTTCAAAACTTCGCTCGGGGCGGTGCTTCTCCATAACGCCCATTTGCTCGCGCGTAGCAATGGATTTAATAGCACTATTTGCAGGGCCCTCGTGTCCGAGAAGCGAACGTCCAGACGATTTGGGGTTGTTATCCACACGAAGTTGATCAACCGTCTTGGGCAACCAAGACTCACGTTGTGCCATACCAGAGTTGAATCCGCCAGCGCCTTCACTAGTATAACCTAAACCAAGTCCGGGCGCCACTTGCTCTTGTTTAAATGGGTTTACATTCGCCATTTTCATACTAGGATTCACACGCGATTGCATAAAGTCGGTTTGACTCGGCGCACCGTGAGCCCATTGTAAATTTTCATCGGGCGAGAACAAAGGCGACTGTTCCTTTTTGGTAAATGTCTGAGAACCCGATCCAACATAATTGTCTAATATACTCTCGGAAGAATTCGGTTGCGCGTGACCATTTCTTAATTTGCTGCCAAAGAATGGGACCATATTGTTGTGCTGAAAATAATCACCGCTTACACTTTCTCCTGTAAGGGAATAAAAGGATACATCACCAGCGCCCGCCTTATCAGCAGATTGGTTAAAGTATTTGTCCGTATATACGCCTCCGCCATTATCGAATCGGTTAGTATTCTGCAATTCAGCGGTCTCGTTGGACGTATATGTCTGTTCATTCGGATAATTGCGAGTGGGAAGGTCCGTATTCGGTAAAAGATTGCCAGACGAGAACCCCTCGCTTTGCGATTCTTTCTTTTTGTTCTGATTATTGATTAAATATAAACTTGATAAAGCGAATAGTGGAACAACAATCTCCATTTATTTTATAATATATAAGATTATATTTATTATATATTATTTGCATATAACAATAGGATTAGAGTATTCTATTCATAGAATACGGCGCGCCTGGACAAGATTCTTCGTTACCACCAATGCACATTGATTTCCCGCCCAAATAATAATTTACGCGTTGGGTTCCATCAACTACCGGCACTCGTCTAATGAAGTTGTCTTTCTCTAAATTGCGTGTATCCTCATTTTCGTGAAACCCTTTTTCTAAACCATTGTTTGGATTTAAGAATGGGGCGTCCCATCGCGTTTGTTCTAAATCCTTGTACGTCCACGCAGGGTGACTCGCGCGGGTTTCTTGCACAAACGGTTCCGCCTTTTTATAAGTAACTGACGAAGGTTCCTTTGCAAAATGTTTATATTCGTTTAAATCCGAATTGTCGCGATTTAATCGTCTAGTCATGCCACGTAAATCACTCTCTAAATTTACAGTGTCATTTCGGAGGTTTGCCCCCCAATGCTGTAAGCGAATATGCGGGTCTTCTATGAATGGCAAATCCGCGCCTTGACCAGGAACATTCAGCATGTATCTTCCAGTAAAACTGCTCTCGGCTACTTGCTTTTTAATTCGGTTTGGGTCGTCGTGAAATCTAGTAAATGCCATATTAAGATTATATTGATTAGTTACAATATGGTTGGAAAAAAATAAAACAAGATAACAAATATAGATAACAAATATAGAATTAACGTATTATTTACATATACACAGGTTCTCTCATATGACTAAAATATGTCTAAATATGATAGTGAAGAATGAAAGTAGGGTCATTGTTCGGCTGTTGACCTCCGTGCTGCCACTGATTGATACATATTGCATTTGCGATACGGGCAGCACTGACGATACAATCTCCATTATCAAAACATTTTTTGATGATCACAGCATATCAGGCGTTATACATAATGAACCCTTTCGTGATTTCGGATATAACAGGTCGGTCGCAGTAAAGCAGTGCTATGGAATGCCGAACGCCGATTATATATTGTTAATGGACGCAGATATGATATTAGAAATGCCGACCAAGTTTTCCATCGCCGAATTTAAGGACTCGCTAAGTGCAGGAGCATATTATGTGTTCCAAGGTTCTCCCTCTTTCTTCTATAAGAATATCCGTATTCTAAAAAATGTGGAGAACCTTACTTATTGGGGGGTGACCCACGAGTACGTGAATTTACCGAGCGGGAGCATTGAGTCGGAAATTCCGAGAACCTCGCTATTTATAAACGACATTGGCGATGGCGGAGCCAAGACGGACAAATATGTTCGCGACATCCGACTGTTGACGCAGGGACTGATTGATAACCCAGACAATGAACGATATACATTTTATTTGGCGAATAGTTATCGTGATGCTGGACAATACCAAAATGCAATCGACACCTATAAGAAGCGAATTGAATTGGCTGGATGGAAACAAGAAGTGTGGCATTCATATTATTCCATCGGCAATTGCTATAAGAACTTGAATGATATGGCAAACGCTATCTTCTATTGGTTAGAAGGTTTTCATTATTGTGTAGGGAGAATTGAGAACCTGTATGAAATTGTAAAATATTACCGAATTAAGGGGCAAAATCTATTAGCATACAAGTTTTACGAGATGGCAGATAAACAACGTATTGAATATACGCTAACTGATTATTTATTTTATCAAAAAGACGTGTATGATTATAAACTAGACTATGAGTTCTCGATTGTTGGTTATTATTGTAACGTAGCAAATGAACAAATAATTTCATCGTGCATAAAGGTACTAAATTGTCCCCACGCAGGAGAAGAAATACACAGGAGTGTGTTAAAAAACTACAAATATTACGCTCATGTACTCAAATATGCATCCATTACGACCGATTTTTCGGTGCAATTAAACAACACACCTATTGAAACGCAAATAAGTGACGATTTTGTAAGTTCCACACCATCCATTTGTATGGACAACAATGCAGTTTATATAAACACACGATATGTGGATTATCGTATAAATCCCGACGGCACATATACAAACAATCCGAATATTACTACTAAAAATCTCATTACAATATTTGATATAAGAGAACCTGGATGGAAAAAGACAGACGAATTCATTCTGAAATACAACGAGGAGTATGACAATTACTATGTCGGGATAGAAGACGTTCGTTTAATTATGCACGATGGAAACCTCCATTTTAATGGAAATCGTCCACTAGCGCGGGGTCATATCACAATAGAAACTGGTACAATCGATGTGTCAACTCAAATGGCCAAGTCAAAGTTGGCAATAAAACAAAATATTAACAAGATTGAGAAAAATTGGGTATTGTTCTCGGACAACGAGAAACTAAATGTCATCTATCAATGGTATCCATTAACAATTGGAGAATTTACGAACACTGGCGATGCTCACGAGATAGACGGTCCAACTACCACATTCATTACTACGAAAACGATACAAACCCCCCACTTGTTTAAGTGGGCACGTGGTTCTACGAATGGCGTAGTCATAGGAGACGAGATTTGGTTTATAGTGCACATAGTAAGCGATGAAGGCCGTCGGTATTATTATCATCTATTTGTTATATTAGACAAGATAACCAACGAATTAAAGAAGTATTCTAGCCCATTTTCATTTGAAAAAGAGAATATAGAATATACATTGGGGTTTGCGTATATGGAGGAAGCAGCACAATTTTTACTAGGATACAGCACAAACGACAGGACATCAAAGTATATGGTCGTTCCCAGAAAAAATATAGACGAGTTATTTGCATAAACAAACCAACCCAAACCAAATTATCAAACTTCATCAATCTTGGCTATAGTTGCCGATTTACACGGACCAAAACTCTTTCTGTGCCATTGAGTAATGCCATAATTCTGAATTCCGTCCATATGTGTTTTTGTTCCATATCCCATATTTGTGTCTAGTCCATATCGCTCAGATAGAATCGGATATTTTTCACACATCTCCAATACATAATTATCACGAGATGTTTTAGCGAGAATACTCGCCGCAGCAATCGCCATATATTTGCCATCTCCCTTTTCAACGGTAATGTGCGACAATTGTTGTAGCGACTGCGTGTTCTCGTCAAACGCAATATAGGGCGTGAAATAGTTCCCATCAATAACAGCTATAAAATCAGAAAGCGATAGGTTAGTATTCATTTTTATAATGGTTTCCCGAATGCATTCGTGCATTCCCTGCATAACTGCCTTCAAAATATTTACATTATCAACTACATTCGCATCTAGGTAGGCAACGTGCCAAGCCAGGGCGTGTTCTTTGATGTATGCGGCTACCTCATTTAGCTTCTTTTTAGATGAAAATTTTTTACTGTCTTTGATATCTTTGCCAGAAAATGCAGACGGGTCGGTTGGCAATACGACACAAGCAATATACACCCGCCCAAACAGACAACCCCGACCAGCCTCATCTATGGATAATTCGCATAGATGAGGAGGATTATTGTAAAATCGTTCTAGGATTGGCGCCGCACTACGGCTACGCTTTTGCACAGTACCTTCGGATTCCATTCTATTATGCAATGTATAATATAGATACATCGTCTTCAATTTTGCGCATTTGTCAATTTTGCGCATTTGTCAATTTATTTTTCGTTCTATACTGTATAGAATATGAAAGGCATCAAACTCACGCCATTATTATTATTTGTATTACTATTAGTTGTTTTAGTAATATCAGTGGCATTTGGAAAAATGGGCAATATGGAAGGATTTGTTGCTTTCCAGAAAGAAAAGTCGCCATTAGATAAAGTATGGATACCGCAATATTCAAAGAATGAAATGGTACACAAGTTAAATGATAATATGTTTTTTGACAGTCGTAATGGAAATTTGATAGAATTAGACGCGGAGGAATATTCAGCAACGGCTCAAACGACTGCTATGACCAATGCAAAGAACACTCTTCCTGGAACTAGTAATGCTCAAATAACTGCAATGAACGCCGTAGCAACCGACACGACTCAACCGTACGCAAAGGATACTGCAATGATTATAACTACCGCTGGCGTTGAAACCGCAGTCAGAACTGCTGCCCCATTCTTTAAGGAAATTGCTGATAAGAAAATGGGATTACATATGATACCTGGCAGCGTTGGTGCGCCAATCGTACAGGGAACGCCAACTTCTCCCGAAGTGGCGGCAACAATTGCTCCATCTGCGTCAGGTGCAGCTCCTGCTCCCGCCGCATCAGCAGTTCAATCAGTTTTAGATGCGGCGAGAGCTGCTATCTCTGTTTCTGCTCCGTCTGCATCAGTTGCCCCCGCTGTTCCTGTCTCTGTACCATCTATTCCCGCTGCTCCTGTTGTGCCAGCCGTTCCTCTTGTTACTGCCTCCGCACCTGCCGTTCCTCTTGCCCCAGTTGCTCCTACTGTTCCTGTTGTTCCAAATGTTCCTATTGCTCCTCCTACTTCCCCAACTATTGCTGGGGCGTCAATTAACGCCCAGGCGGCTGAACCTCTTACCAATATGGTAGACACAACTGGTGTAACAATTACTCGTGTGATTATTAGCCCCCGCAACGGACAATCTAGCACGATATATGATATTGCACCGACCGACATTGCGCCACGTGATACAAATGAGAGTAAAACTACAAGCGTAAGCTCGTCATATAAGTCGTGGAAATACGAATCCCAATGTGCAAATACATCAAAAAAGACGGTGTTCTACATCCCGTGGAAGGAAAATACCTACATCATAATAGTGGATAAAACTGACAATAACCCATATTCGCTGTATATGTTCGGAACAAATAATGAGGTTGGACAAAAGATCTATTCAAAGCAGGATATTGGAGAGATTTATTCCCAAACAATGTTAGACGAGAAAACAAACTCGGCAATAAATGAGCCGTTATACAAAAATCAGTCGGTCTATAAAATCAGCAAGAATGTGGAATATGACATTCAGCGTGGAAATGTCGTGATTTTGCCATCAGGACAAGGAGAACAGGTAAGCGTATATAATAGAGAAGGCGTCAAGGTGGATATAAGCGCAATGAAACCAGATGAAAAGGTCAGCGTTTCAAGTGTCAAATCTGGTCCTTGGATTCTAAAAATCAGCGGCAAAACGGCAGGATTTTGTATTCCGCATCAAGATACTACTGTCATATGCCTTTTGAGCGATAATGGAACGCCCGCTTTAATAAATGTGAAACGGTTTACCGCAACGGGTGTAGATATAGAAGGAGTGCAACAGTCGGCGGACAAACCTGCTGCTGATGTAAGTGAAAGTAGTGATTATATATTGAAAACGCAGATAGTCCCCCCAGTTTGCCCATCTTGCCCTGCGTGCCCTGGTAATGTAACCTGCACAAACTGTGGCGGACAAGGAGGTTCTGGCACATTGGCATCTGACGGTAAGTCAGTAGTAGACGATAAGGTGCCCGAGAATAATGGAAAACGTCAAGGCGGAGTATTAAGACAAGTCATATCCGATACAACTGGCTTGGCCAAAGACGTGGTAACTGATGCAGATGGTTTAGTTCGCGACGTAGCATCTGGAACCGCGGGTCTAGCAAAGGATGCCGTTGGCGGAACGGTTGGACTGGCAAAGGACGCCGTTGGCGGAACGGTTGGACTGGCGAAAGACGCAGTCGGCGGAACAGTCGGTCTGGCAAAAGACGTGGTCGGTGGAACAGTCGGGCTGGCGAAGGATACCGTGTCTGGCGCAACAGGACTATTGACGGGCGCTGTGTCTGGAGTAGCGGGATTATTTAAATCAAATCCAACAAACCAGCCTCAATTCCAGAATAACCAGCCTCAATTCCAGAATAACGCTATGAACAACACCATGCAGTCATCCTCTGGTAGACGAGGCGGTCCATATGGAGGTCAGACAATAGACAACACGACATATTTTGGAGCATTGCCTGACAGACCAAGCACAAATTATATGCCAATAACCGCGGATTTCAGTGCATTCTCGCGTTAAACTGATAAAACGAACAGTATGATGTATTATACATATTATTCGTTTGAATTAAAACTTAAACATATGATGTAATAATAGTATAACAGGAAAGATGGAAGAAATATTAAAAACAATAGAATTAAATGCAATATTGGAACGAAAAGCGATTGCCGATGATATAAAAGCGCAATTGTCAGCATTTGGACAAACCAATGATAATGTACAATGCAAAAAGGGGTTCTATATATATGGTTCGCCAGGTTGTGGGAAAACTAGTTTCGTAACGGAATTATTAAAAGAATTGGATTATGATATAATTAAATATGATGCGGGTGATGTGCGCAACAAGAACTTGATTGATACAATCGCGAGTGATAATATGTCAAATCGCAATGTATTGTCAATGATGTCAAGAAAGGTGAAAAAGATTGCGATTGTAATGGACGAGATAGATGGAATGAATAACGGGGACAAGGGGGGAATAAATGCACTAATAAAACTAATACGACAGAAGAAAACGAAGAAGCAGCGATTAGAAAGCACGACAAAGAACCCAATCATATGTATCGGAAATTACAGTGTGGACAAAAAGATCAAAGAGTTAATAAAGGTATGCAACGTATATGAGTTAAAATCGGCAACTAATAATCAGGTTCAGTCAATATTAACAAAAATTCTGCCATCAATCACGACCCAGACAAACGTGACAATGGAAACGCTATTAAATTACATACAGTCTGATATGAGAAAATTGGGATTTGTATATGATATGTTCAAGTCTGGATCAGAACTTTTAACGACAGAAACAATCAAAACGATTTTTCATACAAAAACGTACAATGAGGATGCAAAAAAGATTACAAATACATTAATACATTCGCCAACGCACATTTCAAAGCATACGCTCATTATGAACGAGACAGAACGAACGATTGTCGCGTTGCTATGGCACGAAAATATAGTAGATACGTTTTCGCCATATGCAAAAAGCAAATCGTTGCCAGTATACCTACAATTATTGAATAATATGTGTTACGCCGATTACATCGACCGTATAACATTCCAGTATCAAATCTGGCAATTTAACGAGATGAGTTCATTGATAAAAACGTTCTATAATAACTACATTTACCACAACGCATTTCCCGAAAATAGACAAAAATGCAAATTGCCAGAAATACGATTCACCAAGATTTTAACCAAGTATTCAACGGAATACAATAATATGGTTTTTATCACGACCTTGTGTCAGGCATTAGATTTGGACAAAACTGATTTGATATCCATGTTTCAAGAACTTCGACTGAACAATGGGGAAGATTTTTGTAATCAACCAATGAGAATAAATGAGTATGAGGGAATATTTACAAATTACGGGTTAACGAAATTGGACGTGAAACGAATGTATCGGTATATGGACAAAAACGTGAAAAAGGATTTAATAAATATAAGTGATGACATTAGTGACGACATGTCAATGTAAAATCAATCATATAATGGTGTAAATATTTGTGATGTGCAAATATTTACAAAATAGTTACCAGTTAGATATCAGACATATCAACTGCAAATTCAGGGCTAGTTTTTGTTTTAGCTACAATTTCTTCTTCTGGTTCTTCTTCAACTACAGATAGACGAATACTTTCTGGCGCTTGCGCTGCTAGTGAAGCAGCAGCCGCAGAAGTTGCAATGTGTTGATTTAAGCGAACAATTTCCTGTTTTAATTTGGATATTTCACTTACGCTTGTAATTAGTCGTTCTTGCAATGACTGGTTTGCTGCAATGTACTCGTTCAGTTGTGCCGCATTTTCTTGGGATGCAGTCGATTTGTTAAGTTCAACTTGGGGTTTCTTTAACTCTAATAATTTTTGCTGCAATAATCCAATGTATTTCGTATTTTGATTGTTTTTCTCTTCCAATGCTTGCATTTGATCTTGTTGTTGTTTGATAATAGCAACTACTTGTTCGCTGGATAATCTCAATGGTTCTTGACCCGCTCGCTGTAACATAATCGGTCCATTCGCTTTTTGCTCGGCAATCGCCTCTTCGAGCATTTGTTCACGTTTTGCTTCGATTTCTTTGATTTGTTTCAACGCATCGGGTTTCATATGAGGTCTGCCAGGTTCATAGTGTTCCAACATGCCGTCAATGTCTTCCATAAAGAACTTTTTAATAGCACCCTCATTCTTGTTACGTATAAATGTTTCCACATTTTTAGGCGATTCTTTAAAAAATCGGGGGTCTTGGTTTTGGTCAAACATCTTGCGCTTATCAAATGTGTTATGGTCGTGAGAGAATACAAGGATGGTTTTTAGTGGGTCGAGTTGAACGAACGGAATAGTATAATCTTTTAAAAACGCCCGCTCTTCTGCCAATGCAGCGTGGTCTTCATATTTTGTATCCTTTAACATTTCGGTTTTAAATGCGAAAGTGCCAGCAGTTGCGTGATTATCATTATAAGGACCGCATTGTATCATTTTATTCATAGACTTGAAGTAAATATAAATTTCACTTGATCCAGCACACAACGCTTCTGGTTTTCCTTGGAGACGTTCTACTGCGTGAGAAATTCGTTCAGGGGGGTAATAGTCGTCATCGTCCATGTATACAATAATAGATCCACGAACGAACTGATGCATGTAATTACGCTTTGCGCCGAGTGACATTTTTTCGGGAACTTCAAAGTAACGAATTTGAGGTATTCCAGATGCGAGAATCAAATCTTTAATTTTATCGGTACCGTCATCTACGATGATCCATTCAATTAAGTGCATAGGGTAATCTTGATTGACAAAACAGCGAAACATGTTATGTATGAATGGTCTACGATTAAATGTTGGGGTGCATACGCTTACCATAGGTAACTTTGATGGCATACTATTCGCGGATTTGCTCATTATGTAATATAATTATAGTAAAGATATGTGTTTATATGTCTATTCTACTAATTATATTGTATATTAGTGGAATAGTATTATAGATTAAGGCGCAGGAGTAACGCTAGAAGCGGATGGCGCAGGTGGTTTATCTTTTGCGAAACTTATGTCAAGCTTCTTCTCATCAGTTAATGCGGCGTTTATTTGTTGTGCAGTATCAGTATTTGGTTGTACATTCGCAACGACACTTCTTAAGTCTGGAATCTTCTGTTTAATCGTTTCTATATTGGGAATGTTCTGTTTAATCGCATCCAGACTGGGAATGTTCTGTTTAATCGCATCCAGACTAGGAATATTTTGTTTAATCGCATCCAGACTGGGAATGTTCTGTTTAATCGCATCCAGACTAGGAATCTGTTCTTTTAATTTACTAATGTCAGGTAGTTCGTTGTATATTCCCTGCATATACCCAGACGCAATATCTAGGTCTGCACGTAAACTATCTTCAAAACCAACGTCTTTGCGTTTCGGGGGATCTGATGGGGCTTCTTCTCGCGGGTCTGCTTTGGAATAAGATTCTTTCGCACTATATCCGAAAAACACGATCGCCATGATATTGATTATCATTAATAATACCTTCAGAGGTGGATTTTTAATATGTTTCACGTAATCGATAATTCCATAAACAAGCATTACGATATATCCAACATTTATAATGTTTACGCTAATAAAATTTAAAAATCGGTATAGTATATTGATTATGCGGTCAAATGTCGTTAATGGGTCACATATTGTATCTTCCTTAACTGGAAGTCGCTTGGCCTTAACATATTGTTTAATTTTTTCGATTGTGGTAGAAACCCCGAATATTCCATCTTGACCTAATAATATGATTGAAAAGAATGAAAATATAAACAAATATAAGAAACACATTGAAGATGCAATTGGCACAGCAAACATAACAAGAAAGAATAATTTAATTATATTAGAAAATATTGGTCGGAGGAGTGATGCAGGAAACCCAGCGTAAAGTGATATAAGACTTATTGCGGTAGATATTGGCTTAATCTCAAAGAATGATAATACGTACAATAAGAATGTGCTAGCATACATAAGCGACAATATTTTATTTGACATATTTACACTTAGAATGTCAATAAGCATAGTGCGAATCGACATAGATGCAGTGTAAAAGAACCGAGTTAGCAATGTAAATAATAATGCAAAGAATCCAGCAACGTGTGTATAACTAATAATGAGGTCTGGCCAAGTTTTGACGAAATATTCTTGTATTTTTTCGGGAAATATAATTGGAATGTCAAGAAAGAATTCAATTAATGCATAAATGCGATTCGTGTAACCTGCTGTCTGCAATCTTTCGCGAGAAATATCAAATAACGGAACTCGTTCTCCGCCGACTTTATACAACATTAAAAATGCCCAGTTATAAACCGAAATGGTAGCAATTGCAAGTGCAATGCCCCAAACAACATATTTTCTTACAACTCGCGTGTCATTTTCAGCGTCCGTTGTATTTTTAGCTATTCCAGGAAGTGTACTTATATGCACAATAGCCTTTGCAATTTTAGTTATTCCGAGATCAATCTGATCGAATATGTAGTTTACCGTTTCCGTCGCCGAAAACTTTTTAGTAGGAGCCGACGGTCTCCCGCCTTCATATATATTATCACCTTCGGTCCAGTCACTTTCATCAAACTTGGCAATCGGAAGAACATCAAGACCTTCTATTATTTTTTCTGATTTGTCGGTTGCAACAATCGGTTCATTTATATTTTCCAATGTCTCAATGTTCTTGAAGTTCTTGCGTTTTTTATTTTTATGCACTGCGCGTATTTTATGCTTCATATTCTCGGTTTGGAAGTTTGATGTATCTGGTGACTTACTAAATGTTTTATTCATATTAATTTCCGATATTTGTGTCATATGTATAGTATTATCCTTATACTATACCTATGCATAATAAAACAAAGGTTCATACGGAATTATCTGGCATACATCATTCCGCAATTGCCATTAACAAATGACAAAACATTATACCGTTCTTCATACAAAGTCATGTTGTAATTGTATTCATACAATTTCCAATTCGATTTGCGAACACCGATTGCATTGCCTGAAACATCGCATATAATATCAAAACTAGAATTTACTGGATCAATTGGAGGAACGTAAGTGGCTATGTCCAGTTCAATATTTTTAAACTTGCTTAGGTTAATCGCACCAGACGGTTGATATTCATATGGACTAGTATTTAAACAAAAGTTATAACAATAGATTCCCTCTTTTGCATTGCCTTTCGTGCGAGTATATTTTTCAATATAATCATATATTCCACGTGTTAATATATTTTCACGATATTCTCCATCAAGCACGATTCCCATAGTTTCTAATATATGTTTGTGATTATCAACCATGAAATTGCCAGTAATGCATACACCAGTCGTACGAGTATCCCTTGGATCTACATTCGGATAATCTCCAATTAAGTTTGCATCATTTCTATAAACAGCAACGTCGACTGGAATATTTTTATAAGGCCAGTTAGAATAATTTGACCACTCGTTTCGCATATTTACATCATTGCGTTGTAAATACCACATCCAACTAGAAATCATCCCATTTGAATCCAGTTTAATACGCTTTGAACCAGTTATGTTTTCGTATTTATGTTCAAATACATCTTTTACTAAATATACGTGGTCCTCCACTGCAAAAATGTGAGCTTCTTCTTTGGAAAGAAAACAATATGTCGAAATTAAATGTATATCTGCGTTCCATGTAGAGACCTGGTTTTCATATACAACTGGTTCAAATCCTATAATTTTATTTTTATTGGTTGCTTCGAATATCCCTTTGGGCGCATTGGGTGGCGATTGTAAAAATCGGTACATTTGAAATCTGGTTTCATTAAAGTCTGGTTGAATATATGGTCGATTGTTTTCATTATCAAATACATCACGTACGGTAAAGAGATCTCGTATAGGACGCATTGTGACATTGATCACCAGTTCATTGTATTGTAATGCGATAAGTGGAAATGCACAACCTGCATTTAATGTAAACCACGTATTAATTGGAATATATAAATTTCGTCCACGAATGGATGGCTCGGCGCCAACTGTACCATTGCCGTAAATGGCTGACGGATATGTGTTAGCACGAGTATAAGAATTTGCTGGATTGTTCATTTCAGGCACGTGTCCAGTCATTTGATTAAATAGTTCCTTTTTCTCGGCAGTAAAATCGCGTTCAACCATTAATTGTAGATATTCGCCCGTATATTTTTGCAGGGTTTGAGAACCGCACGTAATAACAACCTCTTTTATCATATTTGTACCGAGGTGTTCTATCCATTTGAAATCATACGGTGCCCATCGAAAATCAGTGCCATTTACTGTGCTGGATACTGGATGATGAATCGGACTCCATATGTCGGGTATGGTTACAACAATATAGGTATCCATAAGCAATTCCGCATAACGAGGAACTTTAAATGTAAATGTAGAATCTTCGGTTAATCGCAACTCTCTTAAACCATTATAATCCAATCTGAACTTTTGAAGTCCAAAGTTACTGTATTTACAATATGTAACTTTGAAAAAAGTTTTACTAGGGTTTCCGGTTAAAAATAAATTGTTATTCCCAAGAGCAACGATGTTTAGTAATCCGCCTGCCATTTATATGTAGTTATATATTTTACTATTATATTTGTTATAGATAATAACATTTATTTTATTGTCTCCTTATTCTTTATACTGGGCGTTTAATATGAAGAAATATCAAAAAGTGGTACTCGTAATTACAGCAATGATTTTGCTATACGCATTATGGCGTTTTTTTAAACGACGCAGAGAGGTAAGCAAGCTATGTAATAAACTACACATTGAAGGTGTAAAACATAAACAAAAATGCAAAAACCCCGAATGTAGTAATAACCACATCGATAGAATTGAGGGATTTGGATCACCCGAATCAGAATATACAGGTCTTGTTAACGAAGAAGCAAACAATATTGTATCACTCGGAAAGAGTTATACGTATAGGCCATTGAAGGAGTATGTAATAAAGAGCTCATATAATAGCGCAATTACAGGAAATTATGTGAATGCCGATATGGTAAAGCATCTATTGAAACGCGGATGTCGTCTACTGGACTTTGAGGTTTTGTATATAGAGGAAAAACCGTTTGTCACATATACAACTGACCCTAAGTTAGAAACAATCAATACTGATAACAAGGTGTTACTTGATAACATATTGACAGCTGCCGTGTCACAGGCATTTACACAGCCGACTCCAAATTACGAAGATCCGTTATTTATACACTTGCGATTAAAATCAAATAACAATGCAATTTACAAGGCGGTTGCCAAGTCAATAGATGCAACGCTCAGAGCAAAGCTGTACCCTACCAAAATAACAGATCGAACGAAATTGTCGGATATTATGGGAAAAGTGGTTATAATAATGGACAAATCTACCAATCGTAAATATGCAGCTGACAGTGAGTGTGGAATAAAGGAGAAGGATTGTTATAATATTTCTAAGTATATAAATTTAGAGAGTGGGTCAGATTTGCTCTATCAGAATACATATACAGATATATTGAACCAAAACTATGATATAGTGCGCATTCAAGATAAGTGTGACATTTGTACGGATGTGAAAAGATATAGGATGGTTATTCCAGACAAAATGAATAATGCAAATAATCCAGATTCACACGAACTCATTGGAAAACACGGATGTCAATTAGTAACCAATCGATTTTATATAAGAGATGAGAATTTAGATAAATATGAAAAAATGTTCCACGATAACAAGAGTGGTATTATACCACTTGCGTTCGCACTAGATTACATCAAGAAGCGAGAAGGAATCAAGTAGTTTAGTTGGAATACAAAATATCGTGTTATATGTATATGGTAAATAAATATAACAAGAAGCGTTCAAATAAAACGCATACAACGAAACGCAAAAAATTTAAAAATGCCGAATGTGCAGACAATATGACGTTTCAAGAGTGTGAAATGGCAATATTGCGACATAATGTAGATGAAAATGAAGAAATACAGGGGAGACGAGTGGTAAACAATGAAGATGTAAAGAAAATGTTGAAAATCGTAGAAGAGTTTATAGTAAAAAAGAAATTAATATGTTACGGCGGGACGGCAATAAATAATATTCTACCAAAGAATGCACAGTTTTATAACAAAGAAACTGAAATACCCGATTATGATTTCTTTTCACCGAACTCAATTAACGATTGCAAGGAACTAGCAGATATATATTACGAAAATGGATATACGGATGTTGAGGCAAAGTCAGGAGTACACGTTGGGACATATAAGGTGTTTGTAAATTTCATACCCATAGCGGACATAACGTACTTGGTTCCAGAACTATATGATGCCATACATCCCGAGACGATTGTTATTGCTGGAATTCACTATGCGCCGCCAAACTATTTGCGTATGGCTATGTATTTAGAGTTATCTAGACCTGCTGGTGATATCTCTCGTTGGGAGAAGGTATTGTCTAGATTAAATTTATTAAATCAATACTATCCTATGTCCAAAAATGAATGTTCTCATATTGATTTCCAACGAGCGCTAGATAGCAAGATGGAAAACGAAGAACAATTGTATATTATACTACGCGATACATTAATAAATCAAGGAGTGGTATTTTTTGGTGGATATGCATTTGGACTGTATGCAAGATACTCACGTGACGAAAAACACAAAATGAGAGAAGTGCCCGACTTTGATGTGTTGTCCGACGACCCAGAACGCACTGCAATAATTGTGAAAGAACAATTGACACAGAATAATTTTAAGAACATAAAAACGATAACGCATAAACCAATCGGAGAACTTATGCCTGAGCGAGTAGAGGTTTTGGTAGGAAAAGAGACAGTTGTTATGATATATAAACCAATAGGATGTCACAGCTATAACAAAATAAACATAAATAATACAGAGGTCAATGTGGCTACAATTGATACGATTTTAAGCTTTTACTTGGTGATGATATACATAGACGTGGACTTAAACTATAATAGATTAATCTGTATGGCGAATTTCTTATATAATATTCAAATACAAAACCGATTAAATCAGCGCGGCCTGTTAAAGCGGTTTTCAATGGAGTGTTATGGAAAGCAATTGACATTGGAGGATATACGTGCCGAAAAAGCACGTATATACAGAGAGTTTAAAGAAAATGGATCAGATAAAAAGGAGTATGAAATGTGGTTTTTAAATTATAAACCTGGTGAAAAATTGGCTGCCAATAAAAATAATAAAACCAGGAAAGTTAAGCGCGCTGTAAGCACAGACAAGGAGAAGGAAGCAGAGGCGGAACCGAAAAAGAGAACGGTAATGGATATATTAAAAGCGGCAGTTAAAACTCACTGATAAAGGTAGTGAATTGAACCATTGCATAATAAACCAGTCCAAACGATACACTTTTTAATAAAAGTCCATAGAAATTAAAGTTTCCATCATCATTATAAATAGACAAGAACGAGAACCGTTTGAATACGATTTTATTTATAATGGGCATTTGAAAAATAAAATACAAGATAGTAATCACGATGGGCGTTTGAAAGTCGGTAATAATGCTATCAATCGTGTTTCTGCGTCGTTTCTTATCTTCATATTCACGTAGGTTCTTTTCGGTTGTTTTCTCGTGGTCTCTCACGTAATCATCCAAGTCTTTCTGCTTTGGTATGTAGTTGGGTTGTACACGTTCATCGTGAGAATATGCCGTTGTATCGTGTTGAATATCACGCGACGGGAGGCGCTGTTGTTGCATCGCATTTAATTGTGCAATGTCTGTCTCTGACAATTGCTGTGGCACAGGAGGTCGCATTTGTGGGATATTATGTTGCTGCATTGGTACAGTCGTATCTTGCGGCAGGTCAATGATCGGGTTTTTATCTGAAATGCCATATGGATTCGGATGCACATTGATTGGAATGTAATTATTAGGCATCTCGTGTGGTTTACCCGACTGGGCATTTCCATTGGGTAGGTCGGAAATTCGCGTAAATGAATTATCCATTTGACTATACAATAATGGATAACAATATTGTATAGTTTTTACGAATATACTATGATGCGTTTATTCGGTGATTGCAGGATGTCCAGATACGTCAATAATTCTCTTAGTGGAATCGCATCTTCCTGGTTCGCTTTTATATTTATAACATTTCTCATTATGCTTAAATGTTTTATCTTCAATGTCTTCAATTACGGGTCCATTAAACACGATACACTTTTCGTCGGCGCACGTTTTTCTGAATAATGTCGCTAAACCGAGTCCCAACATGATTGAAATCAGTATTTGTCCAGTAGGGGTAGTCAATAGTCTTTTAAAATTCATTGTATACTATAAACGATGATAATATACAACCACTAAATAGTAAATGTGCGGTTCATATTAGGATTGAACGGGCACCTTGGTAATTTCACTTTCATTCTTAGGACAAGTGACCTCGGTTTGCTTAAACGAGAAGCATGTATCCGTCTTGTCTTTATATTGTAAAACGCCTACATTCTCTGGCGTGGGGTATACATATATCTTTCTCACATCAGGCATGGTGATATAAACTGCGAACAAGCCAAAGGCTAAACTTAGAATGAATACGTCTAGGCGTATAAATTTGAATATGCTCATATTGCAATCAACTAAAATATACGCATATTTTTTTGCATTCAAAAAATATTGTTATTATTTCTTATGCTTCTTCTTTTTCTTCGGCTGAGTGGATAGAGAATTCTTCAATGCCTTCTTCTTATCCTCTTCCTCCATCTCTTTCAACAAATCTGGATGAATAAAGCTCTTTTCTTGCGCAGCTTCTCCCGCCAATCGGAATGTATACGTATCTTGGCCAGTTCCTGGTTGAAGAGAGTACTTTGCAGCGAGTTGTCTCTGCATTTCAGCGTAAGAACGTTGTTGTTCTTCGACTCTCAATTGTTCGGCGTGTTCTTGTAGGCGTTTTATTTCTACTCTACGCTTTGCATTTTCCTTCAATTTCTCTTTCTTTTCCATTCTATCAATGGCATTTGTGTCGAGACGAACATTTTTCCCAAGTCCTCCCATACCACCCATTGCTGCGGCAAGACCGCCAAGGCCTCCCATACCGCCCATTGCTGCTGCCAGACCACCAAGTCCCTCTGCTCCGCCTCCTCCACCGCCCATTGCGCCCATAGCAGATGCAAGCCCACCGAGACCGCCCATACCTTTCGCCATCTTCTTAAACATATTATTTAACTCGTCATTGCCACCAGCACCTTTCATCTGATTAATAAGGTCGCCTGCCTCCTTCATAATTTCCTCGCGTGAGATTTCCCCGCTCTTCATCTTTGCATCTAACTTTCCACCCACAGTCTTCATTAGGTCCATAATTTTCTTCGGGTTTTGCATTAAATTCTTAATGACATCTTGCGGGTTTTCAGCATTTCCCGCATCTGTGCCGAGCAAATCCGCAAACTCCCCCGATATTTCTTCTGCCATTTCCTTTGCGAGAGACCCGATCTTTCCGTTAAAAACCGACTTCAAATGGTCTTGAATGTTATCCATATTTGGCATGCCATCCATCTTACCAAACGCGGATTTAATATCTTCCGCGGGGTTCTCGGCATCCGCCGCTGGCGTATCCATATTTTTAAAGAAATCAGTCAGACCACTCATCGTCTCGCTGAGCTTTGAGTGTAACTCTTTCTCGTCAATTCCATCAAACATATTCATTGTATCTCCAAACGTGTCCTTGTCTTTCACTTCGCCGATTACAGTGAACAGCATCAATTGCAAATATTTCCAAATAGTCTTTTTGGTATTGTCACTCAGACCGTCGGTATTATATAGGACTTTAAAATCCACATTCGGTAAAAAATGAACATTTACTTGACTTTCCGCTGAAAATATATCATCGTTCTGGTACAAAATATCAAAGAATCGTTCTGGATATACCTTCTTGCAGTGCGCAAACACACGGGCAATTAAATCGGCAGACAATACAGGAACCGTCATCTCGTTCCACAGGTGAACATATTCAGGGAATGTAAGAGATAAATCCTTTGTAAAGTCAGAGATGAGAGAGGTAAAATTGGTGGGAATAGTCGTATCTTCCATAATAAGAGTACAACCAATGTTTTATTTAACTCATTTGTTGTGTAAAATATAATATGTCAGAAAATTGAAAACTTTTTATGCGACATTATAATTGCATCAACAACCAGCAAGTATAAAATGCCAAAACAGATTATGAAGATATATATTCCCCGCATATTGGGTGGGATTAACTCCAAGATGTTGAAAAATACATTTCACCGATTGGCCATTGGCGATGCATATTACATTGATATGCATCGCAAGGTAAACGAGAACAATCACGTATACTACTTTGCATTTTTAGAAATAGAGATGTACGACACAATCGCTTCAACCAGCTTATTGACCAGACTGAATAATAGTAGATCGGTAAATTTGACATATGACGAAGAAGCTGGGCAGTATTGGGAGGTAAAGAAGCATGTTCCAAAGAATGAACGAAAGCAGCAGCAAGAGATCAAGATGTCATCGGTAATGCCCGTATTATATGAAACATTTATGTCGGCATTTGAGCACGCGGGGATAGTCGCGCCGACGAAAGAGGAAGAACCAGTAGAAGACACATTCGATTACGACGCCTATTTGCAAGACAACACATTTAATATGTGGGATGATAAATACAACTTTTGGCAATCCGTCTAATGATATGCAGACATCTAGCAAAATGCAAACGCAAGTCAAAAATAAAAATAAAAATAAAAATAAAAACACAGCAACAAACTACCAAAAACAAAATAAAAAAATCTGTATCGTCAGATTTTTTTATCCGTGTAAAATATACAATTAGGCAATGTCGTATTCACACACGTCCGAATTAACCAAACTACAAAACAATTTTCAAAATATCTGGATATTGAAGGATGAAATTGTCAAGGCAAAGCAAACTATTGCTGGAAAACTAGCCCATCTCAAAACTGCATATAGCGAATTAACAAAGAAAAACTCAAAGAAAATGTACTTATTTTGCTTGGATACATTTTTCTTCCAGTATAAGACATATTCCATTGAAATGGACAACCTAGACAAACATCGTATACTATTGAATAATCGCATGTATTGCGACTACTATAAATTGTACGTTTTGATTACTACATACTTGAAGGAGAACGCAGAAGAACTGGATATAGAACAAGTGGATATGCGATCATTTAACGCATATAAAGACCTAGAACCTTATCACGAATATAATTTAGACGATATCAAAGTGTTGCATACGACTATATTGGGATTTATTAAACATTTACAATCCAGATATGATACAAACGAATATAATATACGCAATTATAACGCAAAGAACAGGGCGGGGTTCTCTGTTTCCAATTTTTTAAATACAATGGAGTTTGAGAACATGTTGGTGAAGCAACAGATATCTCTTTATCTGAATTATATTGCATTTTTTCACATATCCCAACAGAAACAATTAACGCGGTTATTGACAAAGCTACAAGAATTTGACAGTGACATTGAGGCAAATCTCAACGTAAATGGCTTATGTTCCATCAATGATATTGAGAATACTGAGCCCATTAATGATTTTTATAAAATGGATGAAGAAGGATTGGTGCCAACCATATCACAATATAGCAGTTCCGCCAAGCTAGATGTAATTCAACAAATCAAATTTGAAATGATAGAGGAAGTGAAGCCAGATATCGTCCAGACCGAGGTAGCCATATCAGATGAAGCACCAACAGTTTAGTTAGATCGTCGGGGTTGTAATTACAATATTGCCGAATGCATTTTATTTTGTGCATTTATTATATAATTAGTAAGTAATGCCTGAAAAAAAACCGCCAGACGAGTTAAGTTTAGATACTCCGAGAGAACCTAGTAGCAATAATGCTGCTGTTGATAATAAGTCAATGGCAGGAACTGGTGATATTGATATAACGATTGTTGAATGGTCGCCAGACAACGAGAAAATAATGATTGAATGGTGTGATGTAGCACAGTGTTATAAATGGTTAAACTATCGTTCGCACGGCAAGTTATCTACGATGCACGCTTGGTTTACTATACCCGCCATTGTCCTATCTACGATAAGTGGTACTGCGTCATTTGCACAGGAAAGTTTTCCTGATAATATAAAATCATACGCACCTGCTATCATTGGTAGTATTAATATTTTTATTGGTATTCTTACCACTATACAGCAATATCTGAAAATATCGGAATTGAATGAAGCACATCGTGTATCGGCTATATCATGGGATAAGTTTGCACGTAATATACGTATTGAACTGGCGAAGAAACCAGCAGAGAGAGATAATGCAGGACATTTTTTGAAACAATGTCGTCAAGAATTTGACCGATTAATGGAAACCAGTCCATCTATAAATGACAATGTCATTGACGAGTTCACCCACAAATTTAGCGGAAAACCAGGAACAGATAAGAGAGTTCGGTTTGAGCGATTGAGAAAACCAGACATATGCGATACAATAGTAAGTGTGGACGAAACCCGCAATAAATGGTATGAACAACTGGCTGGATTGCCAACCGATTTTACAGATAAGGTAGATGATGCTGCAGTTCGAGCAAGAGACAATTTTATATTGGAACAGAAGCAATTGCTCGAAGAGAAGGAAGCGGAACTTGCCCGTCATCTTGAAATGCAACAAACGAGCGTGCGAGTAAAATTGGAGAGCGTGGAACGAGCATCACAGTTGCGCAAGGTGCAAGAAACGTATTTCAATGAACAGGTTGCAGTAATTAATACATACATTAATGGATATAAGAACATATATTTCCGACAACCGACGGCCAATGAATTAAAAGAGTACTTCGCGAATGAAGTAAGCCCCGACATATTAAATAAATTTTTAGAAACATATTAACAAGCAGAATAATAGTAACAATATTTAGGTTTTTACAAAATATTGTTATACTTCCAAGAAGAGGTCCATATTCTTCACTGACCAGTATTCAACACCCTCCGACAAGAAACATACGCACGCATTGTCTGCAATTAACTCATATTCCGAATGGATAAACGGTTCGTGTAATACATATATTGCGTCGTGATGAAATAAGGCATATCGTTTCAGCGACGGCGTTTCTGCGGCATCTAGCGCGGTACTAGTAAACAAGTATCCATTGCCAACAACTGGGTCATTTACTTTGTCACTTATCATAGATAAAGTGGATTTGTCACCAGCATCTATGTATTTAACATTTATATATTCGTCATTTATACTTTCGCACAAATATACTCGTATTGGGTAATGTATCGGTTTATGTGTCTTATCATCATATAAATAAATGAGCACCCGATTCGTAGCAAATATACTTGATACTGTATCTTCAATCGGCAAATCTATTGCCCGTTTTCTATTCACGATTTCATCAATAATGCAATTGGTATGGTTATCCGCAAATTCAGAAGTTAGTTCAATGTCTGTAACGTCAAAGAATACGTATATATTGCCTGCGTTTTCAACAAACCCTTTGTAGCATTCTGTACGAATGTCTTCTGCATTAACCAGATATTTTTTTAGATATTGAGAACCTTGTTCATACAAAAAATCAGGCGAATCGACAGCGTTTTCTGGCGCTGTTATTTCGGTCTTAGCTTGGTCATCTACTTCCAAGTCTATTGGCGGAATATAGTCCGCTGCGTGAGCATCATCATCGTCCACTGCATCACCTTCACCGCACTCCGCATTTACTGTGCCGATCACGTACTCAATAATCTTTTCCATTGATACGGGAATAGATAGTATATTCCAACTCATTACAGTTACAACCAGACGTTCTTCGGGGAATATCAACAGCATTTGTCCGCCCATACCAGCACTTGTCCAAACAATGCGCTTATTGTCGGGTCTGTGATATAACCACCACTGGAACCCGTATGAGAACGCCTTGTCTGCTTTATTTTCAGGAACGCTTGATGCAAGTGAATCTTTTATCCAAGATTTGGATACAATCTGTTTACCTTGCCAGACGCCATCGTCAAGAATGAGATGGCCAATTTTAATTAGGTCTTGTCCACTCATAAACAACCCACCTTCGGTATCAGTCGTGCCGTCATAACTACGCTTCCAGAGATAATTAATTCCGAGTGGTGCAAATAAATGTTCTCCTGCATAGGCATCAATGTCTTTTCCAGTCTCGCGCAAGAATATGTGGGCGAGCAATTGACTAGCCCCACTTGAATAGTTGAAATCCTTGCCTGGCTCACTGGCCATTGGTTTATTTATTGCGTAGGCTACCCAGTCATCTGTTCCCTCCATTTTGGACGAGTCGCTACGTTTGTCGGCGTATGGCACTTTTTCTTCCCATTCTAGGCCAGTGGTCATTGTGAGTATATGTCGTAGCGTCATTTTTCGTTTACGGTCGTCAATATTCAACACCTTTGTTTCATCAAACCAATTCAATACAGGAGTATCTAGTGGGGAACGGAAGTCGCCGCGAGTGATTGCAACCCCAAATACAATGGAAGTAATGGTCTTTGTAATGGATTGTATGCTGTGCATTTCAGTACCTTGCTTGTATGGATGCAACGAAGAATCAAAGTAATTGTATGGTCCAGTGAGGCGTTGATTTAGTGGACCAACCTGACTGGCTTCCGTCTTGTAAATGGCACTGTAATCTCGCGGGTATCGTCTTGAAAATGCACGCTTACCACACCTAAATATTTCAATCAAATCTACCATTCCGTGTTTGCCATCGGTAAATTCTGTATCAAGTGCTTGCAATTTGACTGGGTCTAGTCCAACAGATTCTGGCGGGACAATCGTTTCATTGTCATATTGTACGCCGCCTCCACTGATTACAGGAAGTGCATTCGGAAATGACAACGAATTATTATTTTTTACGAGATGATATGATATATATGGCAGCGATAAATCATTTGATTGCGTATACATACACATAAATAATGGTGGACGGTTCTCCTCGTCATAATTGAATTCTCTTGATAATGGATCATCGCCCAGATACGTATATGTATTTACTGGCGCATCCTCTATATTATATTGCGGAGGCGCATCGACTATATATTCAGGCGTACCCAAGAAACCGACAGACTTATTAATATGATCGGTTGTCACGTCTCTGGTTTTACTCAAAAACTTATTTCTTATAAGTATGCGTGAATCAATAATGTTAGACATAGTTTCCGTTGTATACATTATACGCTGTAATTTTTATCGTGAGACGTAAACTAATAAAAAAATAATATAAAGGTGAGTTCATAGTAAATTGTATAATTAGCACCAGCTATAACTATATTTAGGACCTTTCCTAATCAATACTTTCTAAATGACCGAGACCGACGAAATGACTATCACCAGCGAGTATGCTGACTTTCAACCTGTTTACAAACAAGACGATTATACGCTGGCTAGTGAAAGCAGCGTAACGTCTGAAACAAGCCCAACTAAAAAGAAGCAGCGAAATTACATGGATGCATATTTGCTGAATGACAAGTCTTACCACAAGATGACCCGCAATGGCGGATCAAGTGACGAAAAGGTTGGTGTGTATTCCACGAGCACAACCCCTGGTTCAAGCATCCGCGACGCAATTACTGGCGCAACAAGCCCAATGTATCGCGTAGGAAGCATTTATGAAGATTTGTTCTTTAAGGTATGTTTTGCAACTGGCGAATTTGGCAGTGAGCCAAAGACAATGTTCTTTGATTGTCCAGAGCAATATGAGCGCCACTTAAATGCAAATGTGTCTCAAACAATCAAGGATCGATGGACTAGTAAGTTTGCGTCTGCGCGCAAACTCCTAGAAGGCGAACAGTAATACATCGCAATTTAGGAAATTGTTACATCTGGTCAGTAAACAAAAATATATTTATAATATAACTAAAATGTACGACGCACCCATTCCAATGATAAATTATGTATTAGCAACTATTACGGCATCAGTATTGGCATATGCGACTGCAATGGATATTACCAATAATGAGATAGACGGTTCAGCGACTGATAATTTGCCACCAATCGGCGATAGTTATACCAAAGAACCTGAACCAGAGAAAATAGAAGAAAACGTGCCTGAACCAGCAGCGCCTACTGCGCCAGAAGCACTAGCAGCAGAACCAGTAGCAATGGCAAATGCAGAGATTGTACCACAACCTGAAAAAAGTGGTCAAGCATTCGGAGGGAAACGTAATGCCCGAAAAATAAAAAAAACAAAACGAAATGTACATAATAATAAAAAACGTAAACAGACGAGAAATAAGAATCGTAGTAAATAAATAATTAGAAAATTGAATTATATTACTTAATTGCAAAACAAGTAACATAATTTAACTAACAATATGAATAACGGATTGCCATTTATTTCAAATGTAACGCCGAGCAGTGCGGGCGACGTAATTGCAGTCGCAAATGGCATTAGAAATGCCGCAATAAACCCAATAAACAAAATATATGTATCGGTTGGCGGAAAATACAACGCGAGATCGGTGCAAATAGGCAGCGAAGGAACCATAATCCCGTCAAATTCATTGTTCCAAATGTTCCCTCATTTCTTGCAAACGAGAGAACCTGACCCAGACGATCAATGCCTGATAATAGCAATAGATGATTTTCATAACGTACAAAATTTAGCAGACAACGTAGCATTGTTACAACTGCACAAAATTCCGAATACGTATATCATATTATGTAATCGGCTTTGCACCAAACCATTTATGACTAGTTTTATGGAAGAGTTGCTAGAATTTGTGCGACAAGCGAATGTATCCAATAAAAACTTTATGATATGCAATTATATAAAATTTCTAAATACACCAAACGACATTGAGCGAAGGTCGGCCGCCAGTATCCCCGACGCTATTCAGCGGGTATTGGATTTGGAATCGAACGTGTGTTATTCAGATTGCTTTTACGATTGGTTTGGATATAATCAGGTAAAATATAACTATGTATGTTGCTATAAATCTCGGAACCAGATCAACTATGCATCATTGCACAAAATAGAAAAAATACTGAATGATTTAAACCGCGACCCCAGTTCAAAAATTACTGTTCGCAACTATGCGGAAACCAATTTCTGGGACAATATATACGACATTACTGGTTATGGCATTGATAAGAATAAAATATCAATGTCATTGCGTGAATGGTTTATTTATAATAAAAATTTGAAATCAACGACCTTATTCTAGAAGAGCCAAACAATTTTGAAAGAATTGTCTTACTTTTAATTTATCGGCGCCTCCAACGCCCTCATCTGGAACAAACCGAGTATTTCCTTTTTTATAACATAAGATGGCGGGAACTCCATTCACCATTTTTTTCGTTTTTAGAAATGCATACAAGTCCACACTTACATCAATGTCAACCAAGACGCATTGAACATTATCAGGCATAGAATTGAATCCAGCCATAACATCTTGTTCAATCATTTTGCATGGACCACACCAGTCCGCCCCGAACTTGATAATTAACAACCCAGGGTTTGTAAGAAGTAGGCTCGCAAATTCTTGTCGGTCACGCAAATTAGTAATAATTGGAAGTCCCATTCTGTATTATATAATATACGGCCTTATGTTTTTATCTTGTTTTCGGAATAAACTAGGCAAAAACAATATCGTAAAATGGTATACTACAAATGTCACACAATTTAGATATACACATGTATTCTCTAAAAGATTTATTAGCGCTATTTCACACTGATTATAACATAAATTTGGAAGACTTAAAACGGGCAAAAAAACAGGTACTAATGACGCACCCCGATAAGTCCAAATTGCCAGCAGAATATTTTTTGTTTTATAAAAAGGCATTTGATATAGTGGTTAATTTTTATAACAATCAAAATAAGCAGACACAAAAACCCACTGCCGAGAACACGACATATGTTCCTGCTTCTGTATCTGATAACAATAAAAACACCACAAAACAAATCAAGACTGCGATTACCAATATGAATGCTCGGGAATTTCAAGATAAGTTCAATACCATATTTGAGAACAATATGGTAAAAAAGACAAATAGTTCTCGCAATGAATGGTTTTCCAAAGATGAACCGACATTTGAGAATCAACACGATGTGAATGCGAATAACATGGGACAGATATTTGATAAAATTAAGGAAAAGCAATCGGGTTTAGTTAGATATACAGGCGTGAATAATTTAGTAGTGAACAGCGGAAGTGGGAGTAACTTTTACGAGGAAGACGAAGATGATGATACATACGTTACGAGTGACCCATTTAGTAAATTAAAGTTTGATGATTTGAGAAAGGTCCATAAAAACGAAACAGTATTGGCAGTTAGCGAACGAGATTTTAATAAAGTGAAACAATATGCATCGGTTGACCATTTTATGCGAGAACGCGGTAATCAATCGCTAACGCCACTAGAAAAACCAGAAGCAGAAAAAATGTTATCAATGAAAGAACAACAGTATAGAGAGCGAATGATGAACAAGGAACATTCGTCGCATTTGCAGTCAATACAATATGCGGAAAAAAACAAGGCAGTCCTCTCACAATTTCTGCGGTTGACCAATAGTACTAATTAAATTGCGCCCATTGTTGTTTCATGAACCATTCCTTTTCCATATCCAACATTAAATGGCTATAATCAACATTTTGTTGTTCCACGTCACTAAAATTTTCATATTGAATGGTTGTGAGAGGCGTTATGATGTACCAAAAGTATTGCATTTGCAGCTTCTTCCAGTAAATATCAATTGCATATTCTCGCTTATTTTGAGGATTTTTTAATAACAAATTGAGACCCGTTTTAAAATTATCTAATAAAACATCGTACATATTCCGTTTTACTATATAACCCGTTGTTGTCTGACAATTGAAAATGCGAGAACAATAATCAGTTATGGCTTGAAATGGGGGACAATTGTTGCCGCCGATAATTAATATATCCCACTGTATAGTTGCATTATTATGAAACTTGGTTAGGTTTTCGCGTAACAATTCAGGCTTTAAGAAAGTAATATCATCTTCGCATATAAATACGTGTTCGTAGTTGCGGGATTTTGCCAGTTCTAGACATTTGATGTGACTAAGTGTGCAACCAATCGCGCCCGATGCCATTTTCACTGCATCCACTCTCTCTGGCGTTAGTCCGAATTTGCTGAATTCGCTAATAACGTGTTCCAGTCGGTCAGTACGACTGGCGAGATTAATAAACAGCGTATTTGTAAATAGTTCCATATTTACAAATACTGGCGAGAAACGTCTATATTTGTTTTGTATAAATTATATTAGTCGTTTTCATTTTCAACTGTTTCAACAAGTACATTGGGGTCAGGTCTTGGCGCGTACATTGACGGCTTGGGTGCGGGCGTTGAAGGTTCTAGCTTAACTGGTTGATTTAATCGTTCATTCGTGGATGCAATTTGATTGGATAAGTTCAGTATCATTGTTTTCAACGACGATATTTCTGATTTCTGTTCGGTTAACAAATCAAGCAACTGTTTTGAAGTAATGTCGTCAGATGATTTCAAAAGAGTCTTATTGCTCGTGCTTTCTGGTATCAATTGAATATTTTCGGGAGGAACAGCATTCTTTGGCTGTTGCATTTGCGTAGTTTGCATCGGACTTAAGCTATTTGTATTAGGTTGTATGTTGTTAGATGGCAATGGATGGAGGTTCATATATGTATTTCGTTCTTGCATTTGTTTCTGAATTAATTCTTCCATATTTGAAATTGCAACGTCTTTCTCCTTTTCCCGAAAATCTAATGCAGCAGGCTTGGATTTATCCAATAAAGACTTGTATTCTTGTTGTTTCTGTAAAAATTGTTGCCTATAAAGCTCTTCTCTGTTATTTTCAGGAATGGGGGGAGTTGGTATATTAGTGTAAGTAGGCAGTGCAGATTCAGGTTCTGGTTTAGGGCGCGGCGCCATATTCTGTAAGCTTTGTATCATATACGTGAGAACTTCCTTGTTTAATTGGTTCAGTTCAGTCTTGTCAATTTGTTTTCCCTTGTATGTGTTGTAAAAATGTTCCATTACAGCTCTAAACCATTGTTCCTTTTTAATATGAGTGTTGGACTGAAAAAATTGGACTACAAATTGATTATTATTCGTTATATCCCATATCAACTGCTGGTTCTCGGGATGGACCAATAATGACATTGTATATTGAATATAATGTCATATGTTTATATCTTTCTGGTTCGTTTAGATTTTCTTCGTTTAGATTTTTTTCGGTTCGATTTTCGGCGCGTAATCTTTCCGCCAGGCTGGGTGACTATCTTATATGGTCCGCGGTCAAATGTTAATTCTTTATCAAATGTTTTGAAAAATCCAGTAACTGCTTGCTCTGGGTCATCTCCACTATATGCCTT